AGACTTAAAGCCCTTCACATCATTGGATGCGCCGTACTGCTCAGACTCACGCACATCAAGTTTGATGCTAAGTTGCCCACCGATCAATTGGTCAGTATCCTGCACACTGCTCAAGCCAATAGCACGCATCAACTCGCCTAGTTGCTGGCGACCAATCTCCTCTGCCTTGGGGTTTGGATTCCGGATGTTCAAGTTACCGAACACAACACGACCTTGGTGAGTGGGACCAGTCACGTCATAGCGCACGGCAATGTACTGACCCGTGCCGGCTTTCGTATTCTTGATCTCCGCACCATTGACCACCACGGTGTACCAACCCGCAGGCAATGGCTCGAAATTGCCCGTTGTGGGGGCGGGAAGGTTGTCAACGCTAAAAACTTCGTTTAAGAGTGCCATGATGTTATTCCTTGATGATTGTAAAAGAGGGACGGCCATTGCTGGTCGTTATTGCGTCTAACAAGGGGGTGGTAATAAGTGGGTCTGCTGATTTCCATGCCAAAGCATTGATCTCTGGCTTCCACCGAAATAGGCTAGACAAGTGCTGTGTCAACCCGTGCTCCGCTGCCAAGTCTTGAAGCTTGTCTGCATTGACCTTGCGATCAAGGCGACCAACGATCTTGACCTTATACCCGTCAGTCTCAACGACCTGAGTGCCGTCCAAGGTAGGCGAGATGTCAAACTCCATGACCATCTCATCCTCAAGACTGCGACGCAACTCAATGGCTGCCTTCTCATCTTCCTTGGCATTGAGCCAACGCTGATACAAAGTGTTGGTGGTGCCACCAAAACGCGGTAGTCCAAGTGGGTTATTCATATCAAGCTCCAATCTTTGCAATGATGGCACCAAGGTCTGGGGCTTCCCACTGCTCAAGCTTGCCGCTACGATCCTTAGCTTGCCAAATACCGTCGCTGTCGCACATCAAAGCCCGTTGCGCCACGCCCTCCGCATCTTTCTCCACACGAAGTGCCAATACTTCATCAAAGAAGTAAGGTAGCTGCTGGCCAGTCTTGTTGCCCGGCATACTAGGTGCATACAAAATGCGCCCAGTCTCATCAGCCGTCTTCTCGCACTTGGCTGTAAAGTAAATGTGCTTAGGTATGTCACGAAAGGCACGAATGATGTCTGCCATTTGTTCTTGCATAGCGCCGTAAGCTTGGCGAGGATCCTTAGCAACTTTCTTTTCATGGTTCAGCACCACCTCAGCAATTTCAGAGATAGAATCTAAAGCAATCGACTCAAAGTGCTTGGCTTCCTCGGATTCAGTCACCCAGCGATACGCTTCCATCAGCGTGTCGTAAGATGACACTTCAACATATGACACGTCAGCATCAGCGATGGACAGCAAACCACCTTCTGCTGAGAACACAATAGGTGTGGGCAATGTAGGTATGAGGGACGTCTTACCCACACCCGCATTGCCGTAAACCAATAACTTAACGCCAGAGGCGTGCAAACCTTTAGTACTACGTAGATTAATAGCCATTTGGCTGCTCCTTGTTATCGCTTGTTGGGATATCCGTTTAGCGATTGATTGAATTATTGCACGTTTAATGTTATTGTGTCAACAAGTATTTCAAATAAACTGGAAAAAAGATGAAAACACAGGACGCAATAGACTATTACGGTGGCATTCGACAGCTTGCCGAGGCGATGGAAACATGGCCACAAACCGTTTACCAATGGGGTGAGTACCCCCCTATGGGCAGGCAGTACGAATTGCAGATTAAAACCGATGGCAAATTGATGGCTGAAAAAGAGGTTTGCAATGGCAAATCTAACTAGCATCCTCGGCGACAATTGGTCGCCACCCCAAAAAGTAATCGCCTCGCCACAATCGCAATTTATTGATGCCATCTTAAATTCTGGCATTCAAGCGCCAGCCACTATAAAAATGGATGGCGTGATACACCGATTTAACAGCGGTGAGAAGGGCAATGAGAAGCCAGGCTGGTACATATCTTTTGAGTCACCCATACCGGTCATAACCTTCGGCTGCTGGAAGTCTGGCTTTACTAGCCAAATGCGTGCAGAGACGGGCATTAAATATACGCCTGCACAAGAGATGAAATTATTGTCTCAAATGGCCGAGGCAAAGAAATTGCGTGATGCCGAGTTAGAGCGCAAGCATGAAATCGCAGTTGAGACCGTATCGGTCATTTGGGAAAACTGCATTACGGCAAGCCCCGACCACCCATATTTAAAGCGCAAAGGCATAAATGTACATGGCGCGCGAGTCACAGGCGATGGACGTTTGGCTTTGCCATTATTTTCAAAGGATGGCGAATTATCCAGTCTGCAATACATTGATGCTAATGGCGGCAAGCTTTACCATGCTGGTGGCCTAACTGGTGGCCGGTTTCTAATGATGGGTGAAGTCAAAAATAGGCTTTACATTGCTGAAGGATTCGCCACTGCCGCAACCATTCGAGAATGCACTAATGAAGCGGTAGTGGTCGCTTATAGCGCCAATAATTTGCCAGCGGTAACGGCCATCATGCGTGAAAAATATGGCGCACAACAAGACATTGTGATTGTGGCAGATAATGACGCTTCCGGTGTTGGTCACAACAAAGCCACCCAAGCCAGCGCAAAGTACGGTGCCAGAGTGGTCATGCCACCCATAGAAAGCGACGCTAACGATTACGCTTTAGCCGGTAATGATTTATTAGAATTGCTAAACCCACCAATCGAAGAATGGTTAATCGGTGCAGATCATTTCAGCGAGAAGCCACAACCGATCACATGGCTCGTTAAAAAGTGGTTACCAGAAAAGTCACTCATCATGGTCCACGGACCATCTGGCGGCGGCAAGACCTTTGCCGTGCTCGATTGGACACTAGCCATCGCTTCAGCAACATCAGAATGGGCAGGCAACAAGGTCAAAACCGGAGTGGTGGTTTACTTAGCCGGTGAAGGCCACCAAGGCTTAAAAGGTCGTGTCGCAGCATGGAAGCATAAAAAGCAAATCAAAAGCCTCAAAATGTGGATCTCCAAGTCGGGGTGCGACCTAAACACACCCGCAGGATACCAAAAAGCAGCCGCACAGATCCGCGCATTGCCCCGTCCACCATCCATTATTGTGGTAGATACCCTGCACAGGTTCTTACTTGGCGATGAAAATAGCGCACAAGACGCCAAGACCATGCTAGATGCCTGCGCAGCACTCATGCAAGAGTTCGGGTGCTCAGTGCTACTTGTACACCACACGGGCGTATCCGAAGAAGCCCAACATCGTGCTCGTGGCTCAAGCGCATGGCGCGGTGCATTAGACATTGAAGTATCAATTGTGCCGTCAAAAGACGGTCGACCAATTGAAATAGTCCAACGTAAACAAAAAGACGGTGAATTAGCAGAAACCCTTTACGCACGGATAGAGGGGGTAGTGATACCAGGTTGGTTTGATGAGGATGGGGAACCGGTAAAAAGTGCTGTGCTTGAACTAGTTGAAGCACCCGTTAAACCCACGCAATCGGATAATAAACTGTCAGAGCATCGCAAAATGTTTGAGAATGCGTGGTGGGATAGTGGTGCAGAAGACATAAATGGTCAGCCATATGTCAGCCGTTCAGCTTTAAAAGAGTACTTGGATAAGCAAGATATCTCAAAAAATACTATTCAAAAGATGATCAATCCAAATGAAACATCGAGGTTTATTGGCAAGTTAATTAACTCAAATATCCTTAGTTCTAATGAAAATGGGTGGGTTGTTAATGACAAAATGATGGCTCAGGCGATGATGATTAGTAAGGATTCAAATTGACCAAAACCGTACCAAACCGTACCAATGGTATGGTTTGTCATTTAGTACGGTTTAGGGGCAAAAAGCCAGAAAAACCGTACCAAACCGTACCAGCTATCTTAGATAGCTGTACTTTGGTACGATTCTGGTGCGACACAGTTTGGTGCTATTCTAAATAATCTTTAGTGTCGTTGTTTTGGGGGGTATTGATCTCGATGTCGGTCACATTGTCGATTAAGTTTTCAGTTAACCGACCCTCAGCTTCTCTTAGTGCCTGAGTGATTGATATCTGAGCATGGGTTACTGACACGTCGATCTTGTCACCCCATTGCTTAGGTCTTAATTTTGCTGCACTCCATTTGCGTGCATCAATGCGCAACCTTTGCCGATTAACCCAAGCGTTTACCAATTGTGGATCAAGTCCGTCTGGTGGCATTTCGTCAGATAGGTCTACTAGTTCATCAGCTAAGTAATCTCCACGCTCTTCAATTGCCGCTTTGTACTTAGTGTGAAGATCAAGGTTGTTGCGTAAGTGATACTTAGCGGTTGCATAGGGTAAGTTAGAAGCCTTAACAGCGCTCACAAGGCTTTTACCTTCGCTTATGCGATCAAGTATTTTTGGCCATATTTCTCTTATCGTGTATGGCATATTCTGAAGCCCTAAACGAGCTCGTTTAGTTTCATTACTGTACATTTCTGCGGCCGTCCGAAGTTTAGGCATCAATTGCTCCAATAAATAGGGTCGTACCCCATTTTATATGTTTTTTATTTCAAAGGCTTATGGGGCTTCATTAACTTTTTACACGCTTAGGTATTGGTTTGTAAAAAAAAGCCCCTAGGGGGCTTAAAATCGGTTTAAATGGCATTGTGAGTATTATAGGTCGTATATCACAATGATCATAATTATAATTGATACAGCAATGAGTGCAAACATCACATAAAACCCTCAATTTGATCTTTGATGATTGTTATGAGTGGTTTATATTCTGGTTTGTCTTTTTGTTGGCATATCGCGCGTAGAAGCGTGTAAAGAGTGTCAGTATCATGTAACCTTAGCGTCCAGTCGAGTGACAATCTATCGTCGTCTGCGAGTATTCGAATTACTTCATGCGGGCATATCTCACGACCGCCTTGGTATTCTGTTATGTCGTCTAAATGTTCGAAATAGTAATTTTTTGTTTTCATAGTGTTCACCTACATAAAGTTAAAAACAATAATGAGTAAAGCCCAAAGCACCGCTGCTAGAATGTCCCAGCTTTTGTGCTCGGGTTTGTCTTTGAGATAGTCTTTACTAGCATAATCAATCATTTTGCGCTCAATATTTTGATTAATAGGGCTTCGACCTTGTCGGCGTCGAATGCGTCGGCGTCGGGGTCCTGAAGTAGTTCTAACGCGCGCTCGCAACCTAAACGCATTTCTGCGTATTGTGCAACTAGTTCTATCATTTGGTTACTCATGCTGTTTTCTCCAATTTAATTATCCGGATAACTTTCATCATGCTTAACCCATGGGCAGGATAAGCTATTACTTTGACTTTTTTGTCATAGCACGCACGACAACCGTTGCATTTCCCATTGTGCGAGTAAGCTTCACACAATTTCATACCTTTTTTAACGTCTTCTGGGGTCGGTATGATTACAGAACCGTGCAGGCTTTTGGTGTATTGTCCTGTTACGCTATCGCTGCTAAAGCGAACACTAACATTAGTTAGTGCGGCCATTTGAGCCAGTACTAATTTAAACTTAGGAAACTTATGCATGCGAGTCGGCAACCAGTGCTTTACCCATGTCGTGCGAACCATAACTTCAAGAATTTTTTCTGCCAGGCCAATATGGTACATGTCGCCTGAGTCGAACCATCGAAAATAACGATCAGAATCTAAAGCTTGCACCATATCATCGACCCATTCGATTCGCTGCCAGTCTGTTTTATTGTGCAAACGTGGTGCTTTGACGTTAGCAAAACGATAATTTCCAGTAGTGGCGTAACAGCCTTTGCACGCGTCTACTAATTCGCCTGGCGCAGAAATGCTGCCAGGGCAAGTATCGAGCGCTTGAAGTGACCATGACCGGATCCCGTCTAGTTTGCTAGTAACAGATAATTTAATCATGATTTTTCTCTCTGTATATTGACGCGCGTCAGGATTGACGCGCGCCAGGATTGACGCGGGTTACAATAAATTTGGTTTCAAATGAGAGTGAACAATAGACAAAAGATACCAACCCAAAATTTCATTCTTAGTGTCTATCCAACAGTAATCGTCAGATTGATAAGAAACTTCTAAACCGTTGCAATTGGGATTCCACATTAGCTCATGCTCAATTGCTTCGCAAATTGCGAATTTTTCGTCGCTGCTAGTGTCGTAAGTTGTGTAAATAATCATTTTAATTTCCTTTTGTTTGATAAATCAGAGTAGGAATGCATATAGTAACACAATAAAACACAATGCAACACAATCAATCAATATATATATTAATCAATATTGCATTGTCGATAGTCAAAACCTATTGAGCATTGTTTCACGTGAAACAGTGTGTGTGATATATTGCATTGCACAATATTGC